TCCCGAACGTAGTGAAGACGGTCGCCAGGGCCACGTCGTCTGGCGTGTCACTGGCGGTCGCTGAGAGGACGTCTGTATACGCCGAGCCGGTGTAGCCGTAGGCATAATCGAACGGCCAGCGATCGAGGACGCGATCCGCCACGCCCTTCACGGTCGGGTAATCCATCTCTAGCCAGATTTTGATATCGCGCTTGGCCTCAGCCCGAGCATCTGGCCAGGTGGTTCTCCCCCATGGCGCGCGGGCGTCAATGGCTTCTGGTTCGAGCTGGCCGATTTCGAGATCAGTGACCAGCGACAGCGATGCCCAGCTCACTTGACCCTCCGCAACCAGCCGCCAGGGTTACTCGTCAGCAGCCATCTCTCACAGAGCGGTTCCGGCAGGAACTCAGGATGCTGTGGGAGCCACGCTCGGAGGGCGTTCCGTGGCCCCTCAACGTTGGTGTCTTCAATGACGAGCAACTGCCCCACGCTCACGAGCGGCGCGAAAATCTCCAACTCCGAGAGCACGTGATCCGTCTCGTGGTTGCTATCGAGCACCACCATCACTTTGTGGTTCGGATACTTCGCCACGGCCCAGCGGACCACTTCGTCGTTCGACGTGTCGCCCTTGACGTAGCGGATCGCCTCGTGGTGGGGCAAGTTCTCGTGGCGCTCGATGTCGAACGTCAACACCTTGCCGCCCCAGGCTTCCATCTGCCGCGCGAAGTAGAGCGCCGATCCGCCCTTTGCGGTGCCGGTTTCAATGATCAGGTTCGGCTTCAGGAGGTGGATCCACTCGTGATACGTCCAGAGATCCGACGCGTTCTTCAGGACGTTGATCCCCTCGAACCGCGTAATCCCCCAGGTGTGCCGCTGGTGGTACGACAGTTCATGGAACGCCTGGATCGTCGCTTCGTGCTCCGCGTAGGCGCGCAGAATGTCCTGCCGCGCCTCAACCTCCGAATACGAGTACGTCACGACGCCACCGGCAATCACGCGCGATCCTCCCAATACGGTCGCAGCGGTTTCCGGCAGACGAGGTGCCCGCGGATAAAGCTCACGGCTTCCTTGGCTCTGACGCCTTCGTTCGTGTGGTCCGGGATGATGTCGAGATCCCTCGGAGCGAAGAAGTCGAACGGCGGGCGATAGTCCGGCATGGCCCCCTGGGCTTTATTGCTCCGATAGGCGTCCTGGTTGAGATACAAGAACGTGAACTCAGAGATCGCTCGGACATGTGTCGGATCCGCCCACGCCCACAAACTGGAGTAGTAGGGGCACTCGAACTGCAACCGCGCGTCTGGCTTCATCACCCGATACAGGTCAGTCCAGAACAGCCACCACGCCGCCATGTCGCCCTGGTGGTCCCCGATATGCTCAAGGACGTGCAGGGCAATCACGAAGTCCACCGAGTTATCCGGCAGATCGATCGTCTGTTTCCCGAGCACGCACACCAGATCCGGCTGCACGTGCGGGTTCATGTCGAGATTGATCAGGTGAATCTGGCGGGTATCAGTGGACCCGTCAGCGTGGACGATCGACAGCCCGAGGGCTTCTGGCGTTTTCTTGCGCCCGCACCCGAGGTGCAGGACATCGACGACAGTCGTCTCGGTTGGCGTAAAGCTCACCGCACCCATGCGCGCTCCTGTCGGTCGCTCACGGGCGCACCGGGCGGAATCGTCACCAACTCGAACGTGTAGGCCCGGTCGATCACTTCGTCCGCTGTCGTCGCCGTGACCCGCACGAACGAATTGCCACAGCACGGGCACAAGGCCGGATCGCCCGTCTTCAACTCCGGGATCCGCTGGCAGTGCTGGCGGCGCTTATCAGCCGGCCAGTCCTTACCTTCGGCGAGCACTTCCAGGTCACGTTCAGAAACGGGCCGATACGCACTCACCGTGCGCCCGGCCCGCTCCCCGAACCCAATCCCCCGCGTGAGGATATAGAGCGGCATCAAGCAGTCGTGGCAGATCACGACAGAGCCCTTCGGATACTCCACGGCCGTGGCGTGTTCGAGCGTCTCGACGAGCGTCTGCCTCACGCCGCCACCTCGTGCAATGGGAGATCGAACGTCCCCGTGGCTTTGTACTGATCCCACGCCGCCTTCGGGTAGCCCTGTTCGCCCTTGTAGTCGTAGTGGAAACAGAAGACCCCGGTATCGACCGCCGCCGTGTAGCCAAGCTCGGCCGCGTTCTTCAGGAAGAACACGTCCTCGGTTTCGTTGTAGACCGTGCGCGTGCCATCAGGGAGAATCTCGTCTCGCGTGGTCTTGAAGAACATCGGCACCGTCTGCCCAGTCGGCAACGTCTCATCTCTGGCGAGTCCGTGCTTGAGCAGGTTCCGGAAGACTTGCATTTCAATCAGCGTGCAGCCCATCCCGTGCGCGAAGCACTCCACCACGGCGTTCTTCGGCAGACTGTCCGGCACGCCCTGCCCCGGCCCCATGAGAACCAACGGCTGCGCGCCTTCCGTCTTCGCGTAGTAGAGCCCGGACACAATCGGCCGGTTATGCGCTAAGAGCTTCGTCAGCGCATAGGGCGGGATGAGGCAGTCGTCATCCACAAAGAACACATGGGAGACCGTATCCCCACGATCGTTCGTCCACTGCATCGCCTGCTGGACTAAGAAGTTCCGGCCCATGCCGACCTCGTAGCCCGTGCCGTAGCCATGCACGACCCCACGATTAAGTGGATTCTGCAACCCCATCATGTGCATGTGCCACTGAATCGAAACCACGCCGAGGGAAGGGACCCCCAAGTAAATCGCCTTCGCGCGCACGTCTGGCGCATCGTTGCGGATCCACTCCACCCCGGCGGGTCTCGTCATCGTGCTAGCTCGGGCTCCCGACCGGAACCGTCTTTACGACCACGTGAATCACGTGGCTGTTCGCCACGTCCGTGGTCGCCTCGTCATAGACGAAGCCGAGCGTCGATCCGTCCGACACCTCAGCCGCCGCACTCACCACCGTGAGCGGGAACGCCACATGCGCGGCCATCGCCGTGCCGCCAGTCTGCGACGTCGACGCCGAGGCCACGACCGTGGTGCCCTGCGCGTCCGTGCCGAGGTTGATCACCTTAAAAGTGATGTAATTCGTGGCGTGGGTCGCCACCGCGGAGGCGTTGAACACGTCCACGCCCGTCACGCGCAGCGCACCGTCGGCGCGGGCAATCGCCCGCGTGGCATCGGCGGACAGGGTCTCAGAGAAATTGAGCGTCTGACGCAGTCGATCTGCAAACATGTTGAGAGTCTCCTACCGTTCACCGGCTGTGTATTCGTACTGAGGCACCGTCGCCCCATTGGCCAGGCGGTATCCGTCCGGAAACCCGCACGCAACTAAACTCGACAGAATGGCGTCCCGCCCCTCCGGGCTCATGGCGGCCATCTCGCGCACCTGCGCATCCAGGTACGCTTCGTTCCAACTCCGATTAATGCCCATCTCCTGCAAGTGCTCGCACTCGCAGTCCCAATCAAGGAAACAGGGGAACCCCGATTCCCGCGCTTGGCGGTAGAACCAGAAGTCCTCCGAGACGGTAAAGTCGTGCGGCGCTTCTGGCCCGCGCTGGTAGCGGAACCAGTTGTCCCCGATCCGAGAACGAATGTTCTCCAACACGGAACGGTGAATCAGGAGACACCCCGCCCCGCCGCGCTCAATCTCGATGACCCCGCGCCCGTAGTGAATAGGGGCATACGTGTTTGGCCCGTCCACCACGCGATGCTTGACGTAGGCGACCGCGTGATACGGTTCCTTCCGCATGTGATAGCGGCCGGAGATCACCGACTTACGCCGACTGAGCAGCCGAGGGATCACGTCCTCCGGAAACGTCATGTCGGCGTCCATGAAGAACAGCCACTCGTTCCGCGAATCGAGAAAGTCTCGAACGACCGCATTCCGAGCGACGTCAATCGGAAACGCCGTGCTCTTCAATACCGTCACGCCGGAGATTTTCAGATCGTCAGGGAGGACGCTATTCGCGAGCCCTTCACTGACGTGCAGCTTGACCGCTTCGTAACTCCCCCAGAACCGCGTCGGCGCGGGGAAGCCGTGCGAGACGATCAGGCCAATGGCGAGCTTCATGCCGCCGGCTGCTCCGACTTCGGCGGACGGCCAGGCCCTCGCTTCGCCTGGACCACTCCGACCGGCATCCGCCAGTTCGGATCGTCCTTCTGGCGAATCTCGGTGACGGCCTCTTCGCCAAACTTCTCGACGAGAATCTTGAGATCCGCGATCTCGTCGGCCTGTTCCTTGGCGAACCCCTCAAGCCACAGTTGAAGGTTGAAGGGTGAACGCGTGCGCCGATCCTGGATGTACGACATCCAGTCAGGGCCGAGGATATCCTTGACGGCTTCGAGCGAGTCGTAGTCGGCCAGGGTGATATATTTCCACCCCTTGTCGAGCCACCGCTGATGCGCGCGCATCGGCAGCGGACCCGTGGTATCCCACTGTTCTCGGCCCTCGGCGTCAAGAATCGGTTGGCCCCAGTTGTCCTGTTTCCGTCTCGCGTAGACGGCCTTCAGATCCAGCCGAGACTCCCCGCCCGTCCATCCCTTCCCGATCGGTACGCACTTCAGCATGACTCCTCCGAGTCTCAGTCCATGAGCTTGCGAACGGCTTCCGCCTGTTTCGCATCGCTCTTGCCGAGCACCTTGAGATACTGGCGCTCGACGGAATACATCCGGTTGGCGAAGACCTCACGCGCCTCCGCGATCACCTTGAGCGCCTCGAGCGCGTTCGGGTGCAGATCGGCGTTCTTGAACCCCTTCAGCAGCGGAACTTCCGTAGCCTTCGGCGCCTTGTCGTCAACCATGAACGAAGGTTTCGCCATTAACTCACCATCTCTCCTGGCTCACCGACGCCGACCCACGCTCTGCGCCTGAGCACCATTTCGATCGTCTTTCCAGAGACGCCGTAGCGGGCGCCGACCTTGGCCATACTCACGGCTTCGCCAGAGCGAACAGCCTTCGACCAGCCGCGTCCAGGGCGACCAATCACCCCTTGCGCATGCATGGCCTTGATCTCAGCCACGTCGCTCTCGGTGAGCTTGACCAGACCATGCGTCGAGCCATGCCCGATCCGAGACTTCACGGAGCAGTCCGCCATGTTGTCCCGCTGAGTGCCGAGAAAAAGATGGTTCGGGTTCACACAGCTCCGGTTATCGCACTTGTGGAGAACGAGCAAGCCACGGGATCCGCGCCTGCCCGTTGTCCATTCAATCTCGCCATACGTGAGCGCATACGCCACGCGATGCGCCTTGAAACACTGGCCCTGGTGCTTGAAGTGCCCATATCCAGATTGATGCACTACGCCACACCAGAGCCAGCATTCCTGTTCGTCCTTCCGTTCGACTCTCGACCAGAACTTCTCCATTACAACTCCTCACGAGTAATACAACCCGTAAGTCATTGTAACAGAAAGGGTGTTAAGGCGTAGTCGAATTACTATACAAATAGACGCCAGCGCCGCCACGACCGCTCGTGGTCGCGCCGCCGCGGTATTCCAGCTCACCCCAGACACCCGTAGCGACCAGCTCGAACGCACGCAGCGACGCGTCGCGCTCGACTTCCATCTTCGGCATCGGCCCCTTGACCGCCAGCGCCACCGCCGACGGGTGGAACACCGCACCGGCCCACACGGTCGAAGACGACACGGTGGCGGTGGCGACGTTCGAGGTGACGAAGAGCTGCGTGCCGTAGAAGTTGCTCGACACGACGCCGTTGGTCACGACCTGCTGGCCCTGCGCACCGTAGACCGAGCCGTCGTCGTAGGCCGGGATCAGCGTGCGCCACTGGAACGGATGCAGCACCGTGTGCCGCGGATCCGAGGGGATATTGTCGATATCGAGCTGCCCGATCGCCGTGATCAGGAGCGTCGAGGTGATCACCGACGTGTTCGAACCGGTGGACGAATCGAAGCCCGCGAACAGGGCCGCAATGTCCGCGTCCTGCCGGCGCTGAAGGGCTTCGGCCGCCATGCGCCCAGAGATCGAGCCCTGCGAGGCCGCCTCGGCGAGGTTGTCCACCGTGGCGTCATCGGCCAGGTCGGTGATCGTGAACTTGATCGCGTGCTCGGAGACGGTGACGTCGACCGAGCCCGTGGTGTCGATCTGCGAGTTCGTGGTGAAGTCCGAGCCTTCCGAAATGGCCAGCGCGCTCACCTTGTCGTAGATCGGGAACCGGGCCACAAGCGTCTTCTGGCCGGTGAGATCCTGCCGCGCGACGCGCGAACTCAGGCCGGGCTTCTCCGCGAAATAGAGCACCGACGCCGCGTAGGCGTTGCGCTCAATGACTTCCGTGACTGTGGTAGTCGTCGTTTCCTGTGCCATGACCGTTCTTACTCCTGGGGGTTATGACACCATGCGGCCATCACCGAACGAGATCCCGCCAAGGCTGGACTGCTGACGGCGCAGTGCCGTGATTGCGTCCTTGTCGCCCTTGCTGGCCCGCTTGGTGAGTTCCGCGAGGTCTGGTGTCTGTGTGCCGTGCGACCCGCCGGAGCTTCCACTGCCGGTCTTCCCGCTTCCGCGGAGGACGCTATCCCTATCGGGCAGCATCCCAATCAGCTCACCGATAGCCTGAGCAAAGGCCGCCGGCTTGCCGGTTTTCGTGTCGAGGATGGCGTGGCCGTTCGGATCCCGCACCACGACGCGCTCCGCGCCGTCATGCTCTTCCACCGCCACGTATCTCCCGAAGTACGCCGACGCAATCGCCGGCGTCAAAATTGTCTTGGCGTCACTGCCGCCGAACCAGTCCGAGGCACTCGCAAACGCGTGATCCTTCAGCGTGGTATGCAGGCGCTCGGTGACTTTGACGGCGCGTTCCCGCTCGGCAGCAATCTGCTCTTCCGTCTTCTTGGCAAAGTCGGCGCGCCAGGAGTCGAACTCCCCCTCTTTGCGCTTGCGTTCCTCTTCGGCCTTCACCTTGGCCGCGCGGAGGGCTTCGACTTCGGCCTTCTGTTCCGGCGTGAGCACCAGCCCAGACTCCTGCAACTCACGAAGCGCTTGCTTCGCCTTGTCGCGGGCCTTGAACGCTTCGACCGCCTCGGTACGCGGGATCAGATCCACAGCCGTTGTCGTGGAATTCGACAAGCCTTGTGTCTGTGTGGTGGCAGCTCCGCCGCCTTCGGTTTCCCGCAGAATGTCTCGCACTACCATGGTCACTCCTGACCTATCGCCCCAACCGAGACGCCTGCTCGGCTAGATACTTCTCGACCCGCTCCTTGACCTTCGCCGTTTCCTGATCCGTCAAGCCCATGAATGGGCGCTTGATCCGGCTCTTGCCGGCCCCGTCTCGATCGTGCCAACGGGCCTTGTCCTCAGCCCCAACCGACCGGCTGCGCTGGATGAACGTCTTCCCAGAGGCCCTGCCGCCTGAACTCCGAAAGCCGATCGAGGCTTTGTTCGGGCTGGTATCGGAGACTTCCATGTCGTTCAGCATCCGCCCCGAGACGGTGAGGTTCACCGGTCCGGCGCCGAGTTCCTTCGCCTTCAGTTCCGCATACGCTGGCGTATACGCAATGAAGGCCCGGCCATCCTTGTCGCGCCCCGATTCAGTGCGGGTGCGGATCATCCGAATGGCCAGATCCCCGACGTCATGCATGACTGATTCGTCAACGGGCAGGAACTTGTCGAACGCGATCGGGGCGACCTTGACAGTTACCGGCATGGCGCTACAATCGAAACGGCACCGGACGCCGTGTCAAGTGCGAGGGTTTCGGCCCCACACTGGGAGACAAGCGAAAGCTTCCCCACGGCGGCCGGGACCATCACGCCGCCGCCTCCACGCGAGCCACGCTAGCCGCAATCCCTGGCGCCCGCTGATCCGTGCCAGCAATGGCGATCAGTTCGTCGTCAAGCACGCTGACGCGCTTCCAGATATGGCGACAGTTGTAGCCACCGCCGGTAAGGAAGACGTTTCCGAGCTGGTTATTGTCGAGCGCGTCGATAGCTGAGCGGGTGCGGACCTTACCGACAAGACCCTCACAAAACTCGCGCATTCTGGTGTCCACTGGACCCACGTATACGAACAGTTCATTGGGATCATTACTGGCCTGCGCCGCTTCCATCTGCCGCGAGAACACGCTGACGGCGGTATCGACGACCGTCCGAGCCTGCCGCTCTGACCGCTGCAACGCCTTCGCCACGTCAAGCGTCAGCCGATCCACCGGCCGGAGTCCGAGCGTCCCATCCAGCGCCACGCGCTGAATCGCCCGCGAGACATCCTCGGCCAGCCCCAACAGATCAGCCAGGCGCAGATCCCGCCACGCTTCCATGACCCGCTGGAGTTTCGGCCCCATCGTCACGGACTGCTTGGCGTTCCTGACGGCCGTCGCAGACAGCGCCTCTAGCGTCGAGCCCAACACCTCATCGGCCAGCGCATCGAAGCCCGCATCCTTGAGCATCCGCCGCGCCTGCCTACGGAGCGCGAAGACTCGCGTCAGGTTGATGACGGTGGACTTCAGCCGGCCCGTGTCATCGGCATCCCACGACTCGAAAGCCTCAGACAAGAGGGCAGTGAGCCGGCGATAGACGCGACGGAGTTCCGCGTCGAAGCGCACCACGGCGGCATCCTGAATCGCGGCGTCTCGCACCGCCTGACGCTGGAGATCGCGGGCGCTCACGCGGCCACCTCGTTCTCTTCAGCCAGCGCATCCTGTAACCGCGCCTCAGCCCCGCCACGGAGCGCCATCGCCTCTACGGGATCGGGCTTCTCGGCCTGACCGCCGTCGATCTCGGCATGAATCGCGTCGAGCGTTGAGCCATCGAGACTCGGCGCGGCCATCGCCACGATCCGCTTCTGGATTTCCTTCTCGAACGTCGGGGCCGGGACCGCATTCATGGCCGCGGACAGCATCTCCAGTTCGACCTGCGGATCCGCCTCGAAGAACGTCTCGGGGTAGGTAATCTGCACGTCCGCAGATTCGAACGCCGCCTGCGCCTGTTCGGGAGTCGCTGACGTCCACGCGAAATAGAGCTTGGCGAGTTCGAGCTCGACCCGCTGGCATTCCGACGCCACGCTCAGCAGCACCGCCTGGAGGGCTTCGTGCTGCAACCGAATCGCCTCAGCCGTCTGCGATTCCTTGCTCCCCACGTCAAACGGCACGTGGGCCATGCGATACAGGGCGTGAATCAAGAACTGCTGATTCGCCTCTAAGACCGCGGGCACTTCCATGCTCGGCGTCTCATACGTCGCCGTGCCCTTGACGAACAGCGCCCGAGTCGGCCCGATCTCGTTCCCCAAGAGACGCTTGGCCTCTTCGACGTCGCCCTCGGGGTCGTTCATCTGCACGACCATCACCGAGAACGCCTGATCCCTCAGGACCACGTCCTGCTCAGAGCCACGGTTGTAGAGCGCCTTCAGGACGGACGGCTCGACGAGGGCTTTGCCAATCAGCGTCCAGCGCGCACTCGGGAACGGCCTCAGCACGACGAACGGCACGAGCCCGAGGTTGTGCGTCTGCCGTTCGACCTCGACCTGCTGATCGTCGCCTTCAGCCTCAGTCACGCGGACCCATTCGTCCACGTCCCACAGGAGCAAACGTTCCTCTGAGCCGCCGGCCAGGAGATCGTCGCTCTCGACGTCCTCGTGGAGCTTCACCGCGGTAATCTTGGCGTCCTTCGCCAGCCGCCAATCGAGAATGGCCTGGGGCAGATAGCGGGTGACGAACACCTCTGCGCGTTCGTCCGCCACGCTCGGCCCAGTCGGCACGCTCTGCGTCTTGTCCGCCAGGATCCCGATATGCCCAGCGGCCAACGCCTTGGCGAGACACGACCGCATGAACGTGGTGGAGTCCGTGCCGGCCCCGTCGATGTTCTCCCACCACGCCTTCAGCAGTTCGTTCGTCGTGTCCCGCGTGACCTTCGAGAAGACCTTGCGCACGTAGTAATCGACGAGCGTCTGGCAGTAGTTGTGGTATCTGGCCTGCGCCCGCCTGCGGAGAATGTCGTCGGCGTTCTCGCGCTGAAACTGGTTCAGGTACTTGCCGTCGAGGAACCCGCCCTCACCGTCGTAGGCGTCGAGGGACACTTCCCAGCCCTGCGTATGCGCGTCCACGGCCGGGTGCTTCTGCTCCAGGAGGGCCTTCAGCGTGACGTTAGCTGGAAGACTAAACGCCACGGCCGAGCGCCTCCGCCAGCTTGCGTGACTTCTCCGACTTGAGCGATCGAAGCGTTTCAGAGGGCTGCGACAGATCCCCGCCACGCGCACGAATGTGCGCCACGCCACCACGCCGCACCACGGGCCAATCGCGGTCGATCCAGTAGCCGAGGGCGTCGGAAATGTGCGTCAGCATCGGATCGGACTTCTGGTCCACGTCCCCGTTGGCTGCGTAAATCACCCGCGATAAGTCCCCGATGAGCTTGGGGCACGACGGCGAAATCTCCAGGTGCGACAGCCCATCCCCCGTCACGCACCGGCTATTGACCGAAGCGTGCCGATCGCGCGGGTTCGGCTGGGCCCCAGGGATGCACCACGTGGCCCCAGGAAATTCCGACTTCAGTACTTGATGATCGCTTGGCCCGGTCGTCTTCGTATTCGTCCCGGTCGAATCGCCGTAGAGCCGTAACTGGCCCGTAAAGCCCTGCGAGTTCAGCCACGCCTTACACGCTCGGACGCTGGCGATCGTGGCCTCACCGCCACGGAACGGCAGAAACACTTCATGCAGCACCCGGCAGGTATTCCCCACGTGCTGCCCGATCACCGCCGTGGCCGGGTTGTAGTTGAAGTCAAACGCCAGACAAATCGGCAGATTGCGATCCAGCGTCACCGGCTTCACATGCTTGGCGCGATCGAAGGCCCAATACACCCGCCCGGCCATCGCCTCGAAGGAGGCTTCGTATTCCTGCCGGAACGTCCGCTCATCCGTCGTGCGCCGCTTCTCCTCGATCTCGAAATGATCAAGGAACGGATTCGCCACGCTCTGAAACTGCCACGAGGCCCACGCCGGGAACCTGGGGTCCTGCCCGCGCAGATACAGATCGTAGAAGTGGTTATAAGACTTCGGCGTCCCGATAAACAGCGCCGGGGCGCGGAAGTCGACGAGCGACGGTTCGAGAATCTCGGAGAATACCGCCGCGTCCATGTCGGCGTATTCGTCCATGACGAGCGCCCGAAGTGACCGCCCTCGGAGGCTGTGCCCCTTCTCCGCTGACCACAGCCGGATCTCCCGGTCGCCCAAGAGGTGCAGGGCCAGATCGCCTTCGCGGGGAGGCTCCGCCAGCCATTCAGGGTGGACGGCCGCCTTCAGGTCGCCCCACATGATGTCCTTGGCGTCCTCGCGCGTCGGGGCCACATACCAATACCGCCCCGGAAGCCCGGACATCGCCCGTTCAAGCAGCCACGTGCGTCCAAGGAGCGTCTTCCCCCAGCGCCGGCCAGAGACGACCACCTTGAAGCGGGCCGCGTCCTTCCAGACCTGGGTCTGTCCCCCAGGATGCAGGCCGAACCGCACGCGATCGGGCGCCTCAGTGACCATGAGCGCGCACGCAAGCACCAGCCACGTCATTCACGATCTCGCAACTGGTCGGCGACGTCGGCCGCGGTCAGCTCGTCAATCACCATGACCGGCGGCGCCCCGTCAATCGTCACGTGGTCAGGTGTCTTGCCCCAGTGGTGTTCGGCCAGGAACTTCTCCATGTGCGGGGCGCGGCCTTCGTCAATGCGCACGATCAGCCCCACGAGGTATTCCGGACGATCGAACACTTTCACGCAGAAGTCTTTGACCTCGCGCGTCGATCGATTCTTGGAGCCTTTCGGCCGCCCTGGGTTGCCCGGTGCGAATCGCGCCATCTTCCGATGCGGAGCCGTATTGAACGGACATACGCCGGTAGGGCTCCGCCCTGAACCGACAGGCTTAGTGTGCTGGCTTACTGAACCGATTGGTAGACTAGGAAATACTAGGCGTGAATCGGATCCGCCACTGGCCACCGACCCTGATAGCGGTGTGGAGCTTGCCCTGTCGGCAGAGCTGTCGCACGTATTCCGGATTCCGGCGGGTGACGTGGGCGTATTCCTTGACCGTCAGGAGTTCGTCTCTGAGGACTTGCAGGGCGTCGGCCCGGAGCGCGTCACTGTCGGGAGTGCTGATCTCTGACTTCCCAAGCATCGTAGGGGCTCCTTGGGTTGAACGGGCGGCCCTCCCCTACCGCCCGTCGCACCGCCCGGTATTTGCGAACCAATAGGGCGAGACGCACGCGCTCATCGTCTCCGTATCTCGACAGTAGTCGCCGCTTGGAACTGATAGGCGATTCTCTCTGTCCGCCATGAGGACAACCGCTTCGTCCCTATTCCGCGTGTGGCAGCTCTGTTCAACCCGTACGCCATTGGCGTAGTAGCGCATCCACCACGTCTGGCCCCTCAACCTCAACTGGCCCATCTACGGCTTCGTTTCAAAGCGCCGACGCTGAAGCTCTAGTGAGTCCATGTTCGCCTTAGTAGCAAGCACGCGTGAAAAGGCTGTCACCGGAACGGCGCCCACTCTAGCCCGCTTGAAGTACTCGGCGTTTTGGCCTCTATAGGCGAGATATTCCTTGATCGCGGCGAGCCCTATAAGGGCTGTCTCTTCATACGCATCGATCACGCCTGTCTTAATGTCTGACATCTGCTGTTCTCCTTGAATCTATTGGACTTGAAGCCGTTCATGGTGTCCACCACAGCAGCCAACGCCAGCCAACAGCAGCCAACGAGACGGCAGAATTTACAAACAATTACCAGCGTCCTGGACCCATGTCACGACGGCTTGTTCCCCAAGGGCGAAATGACGTAGCGCGCGATACTCCCCGTGAGCGTGTGCGCCTGCGTCGCCAGGATATGCGCCTCTGCCGCCATGACGGCCGTCTCGGCGTTCCGGGTGCGGCACGTCTCTAGATCCGCCCTCAGCCGGACAATGGCCCCACAGGCGACCCAGAGGGCCAAAGCGACGGCAGAGAGGGCGAGCCAGAGGAGAAGCACTAGCGCACCTTCTGGCGTCGTGGCTTCGCCTTCGCCCGTGACTTCGCCGGCTTCACTGGCTCAACGAGCGCCCCTTCCCACGGATCAAGCCCAGGCCAAAGTGGCACGTCAGCAATGTGTTTGTCTTCGAGCGCCTGCACCCGATCACTCAGGTGCTCATCCGTTTCGAGGGCC